TTCGTAGCCACGCTTTACTGATTGCAATACATGGTTCACCATATCGCCAAAGCTCGGTAAGCTTGCACTCAATAAGAAATTTTCCCGGGCGATTATTGAATAGCACAACAACATCACCCTTAGTGGTACCAGCCCCAGATTGGGGGGTGCGATCACCCCCAAGAAACTTTGCAATGCGGCGCTCCATTGCCTTGGACCGCTGCCGATTCATACGATTGCGCTCACGTCGCTCTTCTTTCAGCCGCTCAAATTCTTCGGGCGAAGTGATTGGCTTACTAGTAACTGAACTTTTGCGTGCTCCCATTAAATATCACCGTACTCGTGCCGAGCCTCCCATTACGATTTTTATGAAACTTCAAACCAATTGCGCGATTACCCAGTTCGTCTGGTACATCATCGATAGGAGACATTTCAATCACCGTATCGGCGACCTGCGAAACCTCGCCTGAGTCACGTACCGCATCTAGGCCCTCGCCGACTTTGTTCATCTGCGAAAGCAATACTACTGCAAGATCTGACTCCTTTGCAGCTTCCTTCAAATTCTGAGCAACCTCACCCAGATCATAGTTCTTCAGACCTGTGTTGTGATGCTTCACAATCTGCAGGTAATCCAAAAATACGACGCGACATCCAGTACGAGCGGCATCACGAATCTCCTTGCGAATGCCTGCTAAACTGATAATGGGGTTGTCAATTACAGCCATCGGTAATGTCTGTATCGTAACAAGTGCTTGTTCAACCTCAGTAAGTTGGGCCCCAGAAAGCTTGCCGAATTGAAGCAACGTCGTGTCAATGTTAAGCATGTATGATACCCAACGTGACATTAATTGTTCTTTCGACATCTCAAGCGAAAAGAACAAACTTGATGTACCGTACTGCAACGCCATCTCGAGCATCGATTGACCAACAAGGGCCGTCTTCCCTGTACCGGGTTTGGCCATAATGACTGATAAGCTCTTCGGCAGCCACTCGCCACCAAGCATCTGATCGAGGAATCGAATACCAGTATGCGTAAACTTATACGTACCGTTGTACTTGCGATTCAAGTCAGACATCAATTTCTGAGCACCCGGTAGTAGAGATAGGTCGGATGACGGCATGATAGGCGCGAAGTTGAGTATCTCTGCAATACGTGATTCATTAGGATTGTACTCTTTTGCCTCAAGAGCCAAGATCTCGGCTGCTTGCTGAAGCTGCCGTCTACGCGCTGTAATAGACAACTCGTCTATAATTGCGCGCTGATTACACTGAATTGAAAGCATGAGTTCACTTGGTACGTCACCATTGAACGCCAACCGTATAACTTCGTACGTTAACTCACCGTAGTGCGTGTACGCATTCTTCAGTGCGTTAAACACAATTTGCCGCTCATCAGTAAACAGCGCCGGGGTTACTTGGTGCATTACTTCTGGCGATTGAGTGAATGATGAGAGTAACCGCCACTCACCAACTACGTCTTGTTGCATTGCTCGGTCTCCTTAAAAGTTGGGCCCACGTTTCGTAGGGCAGTGCTTTATCCAGTACTAGTTTAAGTTCATGTAGGCCCTTTGTCAAGACGAATTCGTCAAGATCCATCTTCTCTCGCCCCATAAGCGGTAGAGTTGCAACCTTACATGACTCTAGTCTAGATGCTAACTTATCAATAGCTTGGTATACTGCCTCATTCACTGTAGGACTTCTCTGCGAGTCAAACACGACCGTAACCGACTTTGCGGACAGTTCACGCACGCGCCACTTCCATGTGTTAATACCGGGCAATCCTATTGTCGGGAACCCGTGCTGCGTGGCAACAATCGCCTTTATTTCTCCCTCAGTGAGTAAAAAAGAATCCGCTGAAATCTCAGCTCCGTACGGCCACTCATCCGCACCACGCACATACGCAGACCCAAACGGTCCTTTATACTTGACAGATTCATCGTCAAGGGCGCGTCCACGCATATCCACAATCGCTCCGGTGGTTGGCGCAATGTACGGAAATATAATACGACCATGAAGAACTGAATTTCTCCCAGAGCTGATACCCGCAGTCTTAGCAATTGGAAGATCGTACAAACTATGATGAGTATCGGGACAATAGCCTATACGACGTTGCTGAATTACTGAATCAGAGATACCGCGCTCTCGAAGATACGTAAGTGCCGCGCCAGATAAACAGCTCACGTAGTAGCTTACGCACTTTCCGTAGAAATCACGGATTTCTTCGATCACCTCGGGATTACTAGTAAATGCATTACCACCTTGACTACGTCCGTTACGATACCCACAATTAAAACAGTAAGCTAACCCATTATGCGGTGTAACATATAGGTTGTGACCACCACACTCCGGACAGTTTTCTTTGTGCCCACTGGCCATGATTTACTCCTCTAAACAAAAAGTCGGCGGTGAGGTAAAATCTCACCGCCAACAACAGACTATGGACTAAAACAACTCAGGAGTCTCGGCAAGCTTTGGCATCACTTCAATGTTGTACGCCTTACATACATCGCCGTAATCTGCACCCTTGACCAGATCCTTGACAGCATCCATTGGGAAAGGACGTGCATATTTAGCCAAATCGAACCGAGGTGCTGACAACAATGGACCCGGAATTGGATCGCGATTAGTGCCCACATGAACACTACGAGTGGTCTTAATTTCTTTACCACGAGTGATAATCTCGATGTCAATCTCCGTAATCGGAATAAGCTTACCAGTATCATCGTCAAAGATCGTCTTCGAAAGTTCTTCAATGTCATTCAGCATGCCATTGCGACCTTCACCGGACGACACACTACCTTCAAGCACCTGAATTGCCATGTGGCGCTCCGGTTTGTACGAGGTGAGCGTTTGTGTCTGACCGTCCAGCACAGTAATAAACTGATTCTGATTGTTCGCATACACGACCGAACCATTCTCAAGCTTAACCACCATTGACTTGTCCAACACGTTCATAAAAAAGCGACAGCGGACTGCTTCGTTCACCTTAGCAGGCAGTACAGCGCGAGTCAAGCTGTCCACAAAAATGCGACGCTGAACCAGTTGCCCGTTCTTAGCCACAGGCATCCACACTGACAACACCGTAGGTCCAATCATTGGTTCCGTTGGGTTGACCAAATCAGGAAGGAAGCGGATAATACGCTTACCTTCGCGTGTGTTAATAAACACGTTGGTCTGTTGAGCCGTGCTCGGTGAGCTGTAGGTCGGGATCGATTCAATCATCTTGCCAAATGCCATCTTAGTCATGCTCCTTGTGCATTGCGGCGATTTCTCTCGCCATCGAATTGAGTTCATCAAGCACTGCTTTCCGAATCTCTGGAGTTACTATACCAGACTCCTCAAGCCGTGTCAAGAGTCTTTTTATGTATTTTTTGTTGATCTTACTGATTTTTAAAGAGTCCATCGATAATCTCCACGAACTGACTTCCAATATTCTTCCATGAGAATTTTGCGCTACGCATATGCTCTAATGATTTTTGGCCGAGTTCATTACGCTTTTCTTGATTTGTGTACATGTAGTGAAGCGCTTGAATCGCGCTTTCCATTTCTGTTACATGATGAATTGTGTTTAATCCGCGATCTGTAAGTTGAGGGAAGGGATAGCAGTCCATGTACACCGCATTACCTTCGGGCCACTCACTCAAAGCTGAGTGGTTTGGAATAATTGCCGGTTTTCCTGCAGCCATTGCTTCTGCCACTGGTAAACACCAACCCTCTGCCGCCGTAGTTGTGAAAAAAACATCGGCATTATTATACACCATGTTTAGTTGCTGCGGAGTCAGGCCCTTTGCGGCTGTGATATTTGGTGATGAAATTACCAGACGGTCCTCGATACCTAAATACTCACACCACTGAATTATATCAATACCGAAATCCTGCAAAGCACCGTGATAGTAGATCTTTACATCCTTAGATAAATTGTATCGCTTCACCCATTCAGAAAAATAATAAAACGTTAAATCAAGTCTTTTACGTGGTTGATTACGCTGCAAACACAAAACAATATAGTCCGTATCTTTTAGATTCATTTGTTGACGCAAAATTGCACGCGGCACGTCAATGGGGTGAAACATCGTAGTATCTACTCCGTGTGGAACTACAAAGACATCAGCAACGTCTACTTTTGCCAGCTGCTCTTTACCGAAATTAGTGTATGTAGCTACAGCATCAAATTTCTGAAGCCCTTGTGCAAAATCTTTTTTAACATTCTCTGCATCAATTGGGGTATACAAAACAGTTTTAAACTGTTGATCCTTAATTTGCGAAAGAACAGCAACGTAGTCGTTAGCAATCCAAGAGTCATTCAATATAAAAATAACATCCGGTCGAATTGATCGCACCATACTTTCAAGACGTTCCTTACCCCAAACGTCCCCACCACCAAGAGAAGCCGGGTACACTTTAAGTCCTTCGCACAGTGGGTCATAATCACCGTAATAGTTCACACCCATAATGTGTAAATCATATTTTTTACGGAACGTTTCAATCAAATTCTTACTGACAACTCCGAAACCAGTTTGCACTGGAAAATCCCCGATGTACAGCATCTTTTTCTGTACTGGTACAATTCTTCCCATAAGAACTCCTTTAATAGTACTTAGTTCCTGTAACAATATTTACGGGCTGTCTTGTCGATTTCGGCACCGCAATTTTTGTTTTAAACAGGTAATTTATCTCCTCTAGCAACGCGTCGAGAACGACTTTCATTGCTCTAGAAGACTCAGTATTTGTGTATTTTAAATCTTCTGTTGACCATGAAACGAAAGTAGTTGAGCTACTTGTAATCTTAGCCAAATGAATTAAATACACAGCCATTAATACAATGGCATCCTCATCAATCTGCTCAATTACTGGGGGATCCGGCTGATCAAAATCTAAAAATGGATTTCTATAAACATCGTTTACATTAAATGATGAACTTATAAATGCATACCCATTAACTGTGCTTACCCACAGTTGACCGGACTCAGCAGCCCCCTGAGGTTGTAAGTCTGCAATTGCATCCGCAGTAAGTATCTGGTACTTTGCCCTCCATCGCTTTTGCAGTTGCTTCACAGAGTTTACTAACGATGTACGCACCAGCGCACTAGAAAATGCCGTACCACTAAAATCACCCAAGCGTATTCGCACTGAGTCGATTAGATAATCAAGATTACCACTTGTTGTTATCATAGTCACTCCTAATTATAGTTATTTTTGAGACTCTTGTCAACTTGGAGGTGTCGGCCAAGCAACATTGTTAAATTTTTGAGCTAGTACGAGTTCTGGAAAATCTCTTAAAGACTGTCGATACGCGTACCATTCATTTTTGTTAGTTATTGGGGAGTCTGGTAGAACTCTCCAGTCTGACTCACTAAGAAGTCGGTTCCGCTCTTTTCTAATTACGTCCAAAGCCCACTGTTCATGGGGTTCAATACGCTCTACTCCCGTAGAATCAACCTCAATCCAGCGTACCACAGGGAAAATTTCAATAACTCTCATGTTAACCTCACTACTCTTAAGGCACCAGTTACGCTAGCAGAACTACCGCCGGTATTGTTTACAAAAAGTCCGACAGTATCATTTGCACTTAAATAAAATATAGTTGTATTAAGTTGCCGTCCGTCATTAAATGTAAGCCCGGGTAACACCTGTGTACCTGTTGTAAAACTAGTGGCGTTTTGGCGCACATTCCATGGTAGGTTAGTGGTAGTAGAACCCAGGGCGGCATTTACAATGTAAAGACCG